GATTGCTTTCCCCCTTTGGTAGTGTTCGGGTTTATTGTGGTTTTTAAGTAGGTCATCGGGGTTGCCTCCGGTGAACATCGGATTCTCGTGTTTGAATTGGATATGTCTAGCCTCAACTATTACTTGGTCTTCGTATGCCTTGTCCGTATGCTCATTGTCCCCATAAATCCCATCGCTCTCTTGGTAGTCTGGGTGGAACATATAGCCCCCCTGCTTCTTTAGCCTAGATTGAGTCATAATAGCCATACAGAGGAGTTTGTCTTGCCGTAGCCCATCTGATACTGCCAGCACTTTCTCTTGCGTTGTATCCCCAATAGCGTTCGAAATTAGGGCATCCCAATGGCGGGGCGGTGTCCAATCATCGCTCATTTGGACGATAATGTCCCCTTTGGCTATTTTTGCCCCTGTGTTCCAAGCATTGACGATGCCTCCGGGGTTCACTCGGATTGCTTGGTGAGGGGTATAGTCAACGGCCTCATCGTGATCTACCATGAAAAGCCATTCAACCTCTAGGGGCTTTTGGGCTAGGGAAAGCCATTGCCAGCGTCTTTGCCAAGCGATCTGCGGCCTACCCTTTGTGGCGTGGATAATGCTGATCTTGGGGGCGGGTCGCATCTTCTTAATCTTTTCAGCTTCGCCAGCCTCTCCTACACACACCGAAGCCGTCTCATATAAGTCCATCGCTTGCCAGTTGTAGATTGCCTCGACAAGATTCCAGTAGTGAGTTTTAGGTCTATGCAAAGTCATACAAGCCCTTGCCGAGCCGTAGGTCTTTATCCAGTTGCCCTTCCCCGCCCAATGATTTGCTATATAAAAATAAGCCTCTCGGCGGTCTGGTTGCAGGGCTACTGCTTGCCCTAGATAAGAAAGCCTCTCATTGTCTGGGACACATCGGCCAAGATTACAAAGCACATCGTATCGGAGCGTATCTTCTAGTTCTGAAAAGGTTAAGGCTCGCAAGCTAGACTCAATACACTTGTCCATCTGATTTGATAGGAAGTATTCTTGGGCTTGGTAGTAAAGGGCGTTGGGGGCGGTGGAAAGCGTGTCGGCTAGGATGTTGAAGTTCCTTTCAGCACTTTTGGCCTTATAGCCGTGAGGCTTGTGGATGCGGAAAATCTTGTCTACGCCAATCGTCTTATTTGGCTCTTTAGTAACAAGCATTTCGTGAACTCGGTTCTTCCAACTACAAGTCCCCTTCTTGGAGATTTCTTCTCGGAGGGGGATAAGGCCAGCGTTGTCCACATTGTACTTTAACGCCACAAGGTGAGCGTCTTTCTCAACGGCAAGGTCAATAGCCTCTTCGACAACCCTTGCCCCATCCTCGGCCATTACATCGTCAGCATCGACCCATAAACACCAATCGTTTGAACACGCACCAAGAGCCGTGTTCCTTGCGGTTGCAAAATCGTCTATGTGAGGCCAATCAGTTCTTTGATTCTGGTAGTGAACGATTTTCGCACCCAGAGCTTTGGCAATTTCTTCTGTTTTGTCTGGGACAAGATTCCCCCTAGCGATGCAAAGAACAAGCTCTGCTGAAATCGGCTTAAACGACTGAAGGCATCTAGCGATATACTCTTCTTCATTGCCTGCAATTAAATAGGTGGAGATAGGATATTTCAAGGGGATTTCGGGGTGAGGATTTTAGTTCATAAGGATGTCAAAAAGAAAAGGGGGGAGAGCTTTCGCCCTCCCCCCATTCCTATGAAACAACCAACAGCAATCTTTAGCTTGCGGAGTAGTTGGTGGTGATACGAACGGCGGCGTTCGGGTCAATCACAACTTCGTCCGTGTTCATGCGAACTCGGAGCACTTGGCTACGGCGAGCTTCGTCACGATAGCTTTCAGAGACGAAACCACCAGCCGAGTCACCCGACCAAACCAAGGTGCGTCCGATTCCACCAGCGGTGAACTCACCACCAGCAATCTGACCTACGATGATCTTGGTGTCTGGAACAACGAATGAACCAGAGTAGGCTTTATTCTTACCAGCAGAGTTGATCGCCGCACGACCAACGAGGAGGGTCTGGATTCCCAGAGCCGCCGCAATTTCAGCTTCGCTCAACAACCGAGCACCAGTATTGGAGATAACTCCGAAGAACTGATTCTGTAGGAGGGTGGAGCGTCTGATCAACTCAAACACATTGGCAGACATCGCAACGCAATTCGGCTCGTAACCATACTGGTTAAGAGCGAGCTTGGCCGCCGCCACATCACGAGCCACATCAACCGTAGCGATGAGGGTGTTCGTGTAAGCAACTGCACGAGTCTGGTCAGTAATTGTGAAGGGAGTTGTTGCATTCCAGAGAAGATCGGAAACCCGCTTCTCGTGGGAGAGCTTCAACTGACGGAGCAAGAACTTGGCAGTTTCGCTCTCGTAGGCGAAGAAACGATTCAAATCCTTGACGGCTGAATCGTCTAGCAACTCCTCAAGGCCAAATTCGTCCGTGCTGTAATTTGCAGAGCTAAAGGAACGAATCCCTCGGCTATATTGCGAACCAGCATCACGAGCCGCCGCATTGTTGCTTAACAACTCTGCGCCAGCCAGTTGGACTTTGAGGTATGTTCCAGCCTTTGCATCAACATTCTGCAAGGGGAGGAGTTGCGCTCCGATCAAACCGACGTCGGCTTGAGGGGCTTCGATGAGGGCTTGGTTTAGGTCAGCCCGAATGCTTGAACCGCCGCTAATGTAACTCATTTTTTATATTCTTTCTTGGTTGGTTAAATTACTGGGTTAGAGGAATTGCGACTTCGATGACTGCATCAGCAAGAGCAGTTTCGAGGGCAACTCCGACGACGCCAGTATTGGCGGCCGCCGTGGTCACGAGACCAGAACCAGTCGTAGCAACAAGGTTGCCAGCGGTGATTCCGTACTCGGAGGTTGCGAAAAAGGTTGGGTAGAACAGTTTGACTGCGCCGTTGTCACCAGCCGCTACATCAGCGATGGTAGAACCAACGCAACGAGCAGAACCGGAGACAGCCGCACGAGCCGTGCCGTCCGTGTGAATCTCTGCGAATCGGTAAGCCGAGATCGCTGAGGCAAAGTTAAAGGTGCGAACTGCACCACCGTCAATATTTGTAGCCATTTTAGTATTATCCTTCTTTAGAGTTTAACTATACCACGAGCTTTAGCCTCGTTGTATTCGTTGGGGTTTGAGAGCATCACGGCTTTCATTGCCTTGAGCTTGCTTGTTCCGTAGTCGCTATGGGCGGCCACGAGAGCTTCAAAAGTTTTGGGTTCTTCCTTTTTCTCGGAAGGAACTTCGATTGAAGGGGAGGCGGGGATGGGCTTAATGCCGAACTCAGTAAGAACTTTCTTCACGACTTCGCTCATCTCTTCCTTTTTATCTTCGGAGGGTTCAACCTCTACTGAGATTTCGGGAGTAGGGGTCTCGGAGGGCTTCTCGGAGGCCATCTCCTCTTTCTTCATTTCGTCTTTGGGTTTCATCGAATCTTCAATGGCCGCTAGGCGAACCTTGATGTCCTCGATATCTTTCATATAATTGTTTTCCATATTTGTTTTGTCCTTTTTGTCAAGTGGAGCTTCCTCCACGGCTTCTTTGGTTACTGCCGGAATTGATTTCCCTCCCTGCACATAACCGAGTTTTTCCATAAACTTCACCATCTCCTCGAATAATCCATTCGTGGCGGCTGGGCTGGAAACTAAATCAGCAGAGGCGATGCTCTGGGGTCGAATGTAATCCTTGCCGTTGATGGTCTCGGACTCATTTACGAAGGCTAGGGAAACGCCGAACTGGTCAGGGGCTTCGGAGGCCATCTCTTTGATTAGGCCGTAGTGGGGGGAGTTGCGGAGTAGGCGAAGGTCGGCAACCAGCTTGTCTCCCTCAATGCGGGGGTTTCTGGCAAATCCGACAACTGCGTCCAATCCGCTTCCGTGGTTCATCTTAACCTTCACCCCATTCTTTGCCTTACCCATAAGTTTGAGGGCAGTCTCTAGGCTTGTTTTATCCACGAAAAGGTCGTGTCCTTTAGCCTCTCCCACCTCCAAAATGCTCACCCCGCCTAGTTCCATTTCCTCCATCTCCTCGTCCCTATAAGTAGAATAGGCAACCGCCGCCCTTTGTTGTTCGTCTGGAAAGTCGCTGATGGCTTGCTCGTCTCCCATAAAGCGGGATACAAAGTCTTGCTCTGATTCGTCTGCGGAAGGTATGGGTAGAGGCATATATTTCAATGAAAATGTCAAGAGTTGATTCTGGGCGGGTATTGAACCCGAAGCTCCCAGAATCTTAAATACTACTTAATTATTGTCACATTGGGACTACCCTACTCCTTTCAAGGTAATGGAACTCGCCACCCGCATCGGCTGATAGCGTAAGCCCCGCTTCAATACTAGTAATGTATTATGCTTTTTGTGTAATAAAACAACAAACGCTGTAAGACTCTTACAGATTCAGGCTATTTATTTTGCAAGACCGTATTCCTTAAGAACTTCTTTGGGAACTTTTTTGCCTTGCCTAAACGCATCTTCGACTATCTGCTTGTGGCTTTTTTCCTTGGTTGCAAGAGTCCCGATATAGCTAGCCATTCTTTTTGCAGATATTTCCTCTGGATCATCCTTATACATCTTATTAAAGTCACCATCTCCACTAATTATTTTCTTAATATCTGCTTTTTTAATTTCTCTTCCAGTTGCCCTTCGCATTTGATGAGCAGATTCTTCATACAATGTGCCCACCATCTTTGTGTTCGGGTTAATAAAGATTGCTGGCTTTCCTTGGAATGTTCCAGAAGCCCCATCGAAAACGAAATCTTCGCCAGTCTTTATTCTTTCTCCCTTAACCACCGGGGTTCTCATAACCATTACTGGCACATCTAAAACTGGTTTTAGTAGTTCTCTGGTTTTCTCGCCGTGTATTAAGTCACCAACATTCCCAATGATTGTTCCGTCTTTTTCATTTTCTGCGTCAATAAATTTTCTTGAAATTTGAGGATGAAAGAACTCTTTTTTGGTCATTTGCCATAATTCTTTTCCTTCGCCCTTGGGGGTTGTGGGAGATTTTATTGATTCCCCTTCACCCCCGCCAGCACAAGTATTTCCCTCCTTAAATCCACCAGCCCCAGTTCCACAATCAAATCTTTCCTCCAACAAGTCTCCGTCTGCCTTGCGGTAGGAGTCTTTGACCTCACCCCCACTAGCCATCTTGAGAAACTTGTTCACCCTTGCCATCGCCCAAGCGTTCCTTGAGTTAGGTTTGCCCCCGCTGATAGTGGGTCGGAAGCTGGTCGAGAACGCACCCGCCCCCCTGCGAAACACTTTCTTTAATGCTCCAAGGGTGGGGGCTTTCCTTGAGGGGTGCTTGTCTTTGAACTCGGCGATCTTGTTCTTGAGGGCTTCTTCGTTCTGCTCTGAAATCTCAATGTCGCCAGCTTTGCTTCTGGTCGATGCCGTGCCCTTGGGGTTCTCCTTTGAGCCTTTGATTCGTTCCTTTGGAGGGGCTGGGGTTTGGGAGACTGGTCGGGCTAGTTCTTGCTTCTTATCTGTAATCGGCCCACCCACAATCCAAGCGTCACAAGTTCTTTTGGCCGCACACTTAAAATCAAAAATCTCGCAGTAACCCAGATCGCCACCAATAGCCACTTCATTTGCGTCCTCTCCAATTCCCTTCTTAATGCACCCTAGTACCTTGCTCCTCTGATCGAAGGCCGCACAATTACCACAAAGCATCTTCTTTGCCGTTGCTACATCGCCTTGGAACTCGTCTGCCTTGGCTTTCCAGTAAGCATCGTTTGGCTCGTTCGGATTGGCTGGGCCGTAGTTCGCATCATCTACCGCTGTCTGCCTATTGGCTAGGTTGGTCTTGATGTCTTGGGTTGCGATTGGGCAAGAGGCCGGTTCGGCTAGTTCTTTCTTGTCCCTTGCTTCCATCTGCCCAACTACTTTTCTTGCCCAAGAAAAGCCAGCATCTCCGCCCCAGCCGTGCCACGCTTGCCAGCCCTTCCCCTGCTCATCCCAAGTTGCGCCCTTCTTATCGACTTCGTGGCGAGTTAGAAAGTTCAGCATTCGCCTTACTGTATCGGGCGATAGCTTCACGCCATTTTGCAAATCCCTAGCTCTAGCGATGCCTACTGGGGTCATTCCCCTTTGGCTGGGTGGTTTTGTCTCCCGCACATCCAAGGCTCTTTTGGCGGCCTCCCTAGCTCCTTCTGGTGGGGTAAAATCAATCCCATCATACTTCGCCAACTCAATCCCACCCATCATTCCCTCAATCAGCATCTTGATGGATGCTGGGTCTAGTTTTGCTAGTGCCTCTTCAGTATCTTTTTTTTTAACTTCTAATTCTTCGGAGGATGGTTCGATGGGGTCTTCTGGAATTGGCTTCTGGTCGCCTCCCCCATCCTTATCCTCCTCTGGTTTATCCTCTATGGGTGCTACTGGTTTGGGTGCGGGAGCAGGAGGCAGTTGGGGTTGTTGGGGCGTAGGGGTGACAATATCGGAAATCGTCTCTGGGGCTACGCCATACTTCTCTGCCAAGTCTTTAATCAGCTTGGCCTCAATCGCCCTTTGTCGCATAGCACTTTCAAAATCTTGCCCTCGCTCTGCGTAGATGTCGGCGGCGGTGCGGAGTCCGGTCTTAAACTCGGAAATTGCGGAAGCGGATTCTCTGCCCAAATCAATAGAGACATTTGCCCCGAAATTGAAAATACCCCTAGTCGTTCTTGTCCCAACATTGTTCTCAATCAATCCTCTTGCTACTCCATCGGCAATCACGATGTTTTTGATTGGTCGCAGAACCTTGTCATCGATGAGCTTTTGGTATCTGCGGAAAGTGCGTCCAGCTTGTTGCATCTCAAGGCGAGCTGTCGGTCCACTCATAGCGGAAGGGTCTACGGCGAAGCTGTAAGGGATGCCAACGCCCAAGCAAATGTTGCGGAGTAGAATCTTGTGGAACTCGGCAAACGCACCGGAGGGACGGCTCGGCCCATCGGGGAACACGATATCTTCACCCGGTTCTAGGTAAGAGATTTTGCCAGACTCAATCGCCTCTAGCTTGATAGTATCACCATTAACATTTTCATCGTTTGTGAGCGTGGAGAGGTCGGAGGCATTGTTGTTATTCCTCTTTACGATTCCAGCTTGCGAACTTGCGTTCTTTGCGGCCATCTTCTCGAAGTTTATAATATCGTAAATGTCTGTCGCATCATTTATGGCGGTATGAAAAGCGGAGATTCCTCGGTACTGGTCGATGCGGAGTGGGTCGAATAGGTGGAAGGCTTGGCTTGCGGGAATGGTTGCTTGGTAGGTGTAGAAATCGCCAATGCTTCGATTGTAAATATCGTAGGCACTCGGCGCACCAGTATCCCGATCAATATGGATTCCACCGATCAAATCTAGGCTTGTATAAACCTTGAATGGGTCGCCCACTCTATCTGCCTCGATGCCTTGAATCTTTAGGTTGCCGTCCTTGTCTCGGACTAAAACGAAAAGAAAATCACCATCTCGGAGCATCGACATCATCGCCACTTGCATCAGAGTCGAGCCGGTGTGCCTTGTCGAGATATCGCACTTGTCCCACCACTCTGCCCAATATGCCTCAACCTCTGTATTGACCTCTGGGTTTTCTGTTCGGGCTTGGTAGGAGATGTTTGCGGCTGTATGACTGGCAAACTTCATAAGGATGGAGCGAACAAGGCCGACATTCTCTGCCAAGTCCCTCGCCCTTTTCATCAGCTCCACTCGGTCATAGTTAGAGCGATAATCTTCTGCACCAGAAAGGGAACTCGGCCCTTTGCGTTCCCTTGTATATTTGACCGCATCGTAAGAGAAGTTGACGAGCTTTTGCCGTGCAATCATCCGATTAACTGCCCCCTGCGGGTTCAGAAAGGCAACAGCTTTATCGATTAAGTTTAGCTGGGCTTTTTTCACGAGAAGTT